TGGTTGTTTTGAATATGTGTCAAGTAAAACAAGAAATATTCCTTTGATATGTAACATTTGTAAAAATACATGGAATACAAATTGGGATAAGATACAATCAGGTAGAAGATGCCCGTATTGTTCCGGAAAAATGGTAACACTAGAGAATTCGTTTGGATCAAATTACCCAGAATTATTAAAGGACTGGGATTATGAATTAAATTTGGATAGCCCTTTTTCATATTCTTCCCAATCTGGCAAAAAGGTATATTGGAAATGCCAAAAATGCGCTTATAAATGGGAAGCGGTTTTAGCCAGTAGGGTAAAGGGAAACGGGTGCTCAATGTGCTCCGGTAAAATAATTACAAGTAAGAATAATCTTGGAGACGCTTTTCCGGAACTTTTGAAAGAATGGAATTATGAAAAGAATATAAAAAGTCCCTTCTCATATTTTTCTCATTCTGGAAAAAAAGTTTGGTGGAAATGTTTAAAATGTGGTCAAGAATGGGACGATGTAATATATCATAGAACAGACAAAAATAAAATGTCGGGATGTCCATTCTGCGCTGGAAAAAGAGTTTCTAAAGAAAATTCTTTGGGTTCGCTATATCCAGAATTATTGTTGGATTGGGATTATATAAAAAACAGTAAAAGTCCGTATGAATATACTGCTCATTCTGATAAGTATATTTTTTGGATATGCCATGTTTGTGGATATTCTTGGGAAACGATGATAGATGGAAGAACGCGTAAAGAAGCAGGATGTCCTCAATGTTCTTGGAACAATAGAAAAAGTGCTGGAATGGAAGAAATAAAAAGACGTTTTTCAGAAAAAGGGTTTTCTATTATAAGTAATTATAATGTCAAAAGGGTTTTTGATGTTGTTGATATTATGGATAAAGATGGATATAAATATAGAACAACGCTCAACTCTGTTAGTGATCATAGAAAAGGTAGTTTAGAAAAGTTTTATAAGAATAGTCCATTTCTATTTGATAATATGCTATTATGGGTAAAATTGAATGACGCCGACTTTGATTTATTATCTTATGAAATTACTAATAACAAAAAATCTACCAAAGTAAAATTATCATGTCATGAATGTGGTGATGTTTGGGAAACAAACTGGAACGCGGTAACTTCAGCCAAACTTGGTTGTCCAAATTGTGCATCATCGAAAGGAAACAAGTTTATTAAAAAGTATTTACTTAAAAACGGTGTTGATGTTATTCCAGAATATAGGTTTAGTGATTGCAAGGGAATTAAAAATCGTCCAATGCCATTTGATTTTTATTTACCAGATTACAATCTGACGATAGAATATCAGGGGCAGCAGCATTATTTTCCAGTTAATTTTGGAGGAATAAGCGACGACGAAGCATGTAAAAATTTTGAAGAACTTCAAATTCGTGATGCTATCAAAGAGCAATATTGTCTAGATCATAATATTCCATTGCTTCGAATACATTACAAAAATTTCAACCGTATTCCCGAAATCCTCACCTCATATCTCAATCTCTAATACTCATAAAATCCCACTTTCATTCATATTCGTAGTTTGATTAGCCTCTTGAAAAAGAGGTTTTTCGTTATTATTCGTTGATTTGAATATTATTCCGGCAGAATAATATTATGTCGTTATCGGGGAATTTTTCCCTAAAATTATCAGCCAATAAAAGGAGATTTAAAAAATGACAATTTCAGCTTCAACTAGAATGACCGCCGCGCAGATCAAGTTACTGGACAATATGAACGTCGCCAGTCAGCGGGCGGGTGGGCTTGGATCACGCCTAGATTATCTTCAGTATAACGGTGTTGCAAGTGTTCCTGCCGCTGTTGGTACATTGACAGGACACGTGTTTCAGGAATATACCTATACTTGTGCTCCTATTCTTGGCGCATCCACGACTGTTCATGCCGCAATCGCATTAACTGCTAGTGCTCAAACCGCATATGCCGTTATAAAGACATTGGATGTTCCAAGAGTTTTAAATGTAACCGGTAATGCAAGTGGTATTACTGGTAATGTGGTTTATCATGGTTTGGATTTTGGAGGTACCGCTATTACCGACACTATTGCACTTAGCGGAACCAGTACTGTTGCTGGTGTAAAAGCTTTTGCCAGTGTTACTTCTGTTGACCTACCGGCCCAGACCCACAGTGGGACTGACACGGTTGCTCTTGGTATATCTACCACGATTGTTGGTTTTCCTGCTGTTTTGATAGCTGCTGGAAACTTTATTAGTGCAATATTTAATGGTAGCACAGACGCCGGTAGTGCGGCGGTTAGTGCCACTCTTTCTCAGAATTTGTGGACTACCGCTGGTACATTTACTGGTTTGGCTGCAACCGGTACGCTTGTTCTAACCTTTACTGCATAAGTAACAATTTCTCAATTAGGAACCCCAATTTGTTGGCATCATACCCTATTTATTCGGGGTTCCTAATATAAAATTCTCCGGAAGGAGGTATAAAAAGTTGACAAAATATTTAAGTGACGATTTAGCAAGCGCATTAATTACGCAATTTTCGAATGAATGTTACAACGGATTGCTGTATCTCTTTATCGGAGGGGTATTTAGAAATAAAGGACTCAATAATCTTGCTAAATTCTTTGAATCCCAAAGAGAAGAAGAGTTGGGACATTCAATGTTGATCTATAATTTCTTGATGGATATGAATCAGGATTTTGAAGTATTAGAAATAGATGCAATCAAGTTTCCAATTAATACGATTATCGATGTGTCCGACAAGTTTACCGAAAGAGAAATCGCTACTACGGAATCACTGGAGGAAATCCTTGCTATCGCAGAAAAAGACGGTAATGGAATCGCAACCGAATTTATGCGACAGATGGTTGATCGGCAAAGGGGTGAAGTTTCCGAAACGACTGATTTTGCGGACAAGGCGGAACTATGTGGAGATAATTGGTTCAATGTATTTTTGTGGGACGCATCAATTCCATCGGAGGGATAATGTATATAAAAAATATAGAAAATTTTGGTAAAGATAAATTATTCTCTTGTAAAAAACAATTAGCGATATGGCTTCAAGAGAAGCATAAAATCCCATTACTTGCCAAAGATGGAAACGTATATTATTTCGCAAAGACAGATGCATTGGCTGAGGCATTGAAAAAATTACCTTTGCCCATGAAGTTATTTATGAAATAACATCTCCATAACAACATTGTTTCTTGGCCTGATACTAATACGTTGACGCTAAGAGCATACAAACAATGTTGTACAAATAGGGTGAGTTCGTCCACAGTTCTCACCCTATATTTGATTGAATAAAACTGGATGGATAGGCTGATCCCCGAAAAGACGGCTCTCCACGTTCCCCTCCATCCAGATTTAGATTTACTAGGAGAAATTCGAGGAGAAGAATAAAAATGAACTCTAATAATTTAAAGATAGACGATATTAGAAAAAGAATCGCTGAATTTGGAGGAGAACTTATTGGGGAATATATTGATGGTAAGCACAATATTTCTGTAATGTGTTCTTGTGGGCATATTCGAATTGTCAAACTTGGTGTGTTTACTAGAGATATAGATTCTCATGTTTGCAAAGACTGTTCTTTGTCCCCTCGTGGGAAAGATCATCCGAATATAAATAAATTAAAATCAGAATTTGAAAAAGATGGTATTTATATAATTGATGATTCTGAAGTAAAATGGGGCTATGCAAAAATAAATTTAATAGATTCCAATGGCTATAAATATTATTCTAGTTATTCTGGATTTCATTCCAACGTAAAGAATGGGAATAAACTTAGAATTGTTGATATATCAAATCCATATTCTTTATACAACATTTGTCTTTTTATAAAAAAGAATAATAAAGATTATAAATATGAAAGCGGGGAATATATATCTACTAATGCTAAATCTATTTTATTGCGCTGTAATAAATGCGCTAGAACTTGGTATAGCGCATGGTCTTATATAAGATATAAGGGAACTTGCCCATATTGTTGTGGAAAAAAAGCAACCAATGAAAATTCTTTTGGAAATAAGCACGCTGACATATTGCCAGAATGGGATTACGATAAAAATAAAGAAAGTCCATACTCTTATTTGGAATATTCTCACAAATCAGTTTGGTGGATTTGTTCTAAATGCAACCACAATTGGTATGCGATAATTGGTTCTAGAACAAGAGGGGAAGGATGTCCTGCTTGTGCTGGAAAAGCAACCACACCAGAAAATAATTTGATCGCTAATTTCCCTTGGGTTTTAGATGAATGGGATTTTAACAAGAATTCAGAATCCCCATATTCTTATATGCCTTATTCGATAAAAAAGGTTTGGTGGATATGTTTACGATGTGGGCACAGTTGGATTTCTCCAATAGCGAGTAGAACTTTCTCCGGAAATGGTTGTCCGCATTGCTCTTTATCAAGAGGAGCAAAAGCAGTTAAAAAGTTTCTTATAAAAAACAATATAAAATTTATTCCAGAACACAAATTTCCAGATTGTATCAATATTCGCCAGTTGCCTTTTGACTTTTATTTACCTGATTATAATCTTTGTATTGAATATGACGGGGAATTTCATTACGATTTGCCTTTGTCTTTTAGATTTAAGGATAAAGAAAAGAGAAGATTGGAAGTAATAGAAGTACAAAAACGAGATGCAATAAAAACAAAGTATTGTGAAAATAATAATATAAACCTTCTTCGTATTCCATATTGGGAATTGAAGAACATAGATAATATTTTGGGGGACTCTTTATTTTGATTCGCAATATTTGGAAAGGAGGTTAAAATATAAAGTGGAAAATAAAATAACGTTCGATATTGGGGCACAAATCATACAAACAGCAGAAAGTATCCCCCAGTTTCAAAAGGTGCGTTTGCAGATTGTTTGTCCGGGGGACAACCTTCATCACATGCCTATTTCGGAACTCGCCATAGAAAATGCTATCCCAAGTCTTGTTGGAAAACCAATTCTTTGTCATTACAAGTCTCAGCGGGGGGGAGAATTTGGCGGGCACGATCCGGAACAAATTCCCGTTGGAGTCGTTTTAAATAGGGATGATATTTTTTATGAAGAAATTGATGGAAAGAAATGGCTTTGTTGTTACGCCTATTTGTGGGCCAGATATTTTGAATCCATAATTGATGTTTTCAAAAAGAATGATGGAAAAAGCAAGTTATCTATGGAAATAGATTTGCTTGAATTTGACCCAGAAAACAGCGAAATACTTTCGTTCATGTTCGCCGGGATTTCTCTTATTGGCGTGCCTGAGGCAATCCCTGGGGCAAACGCAGAATTAGTTTTTAGTCAGATTATGGGTGAATTTGAACACGATAAACAAATTTTATTTAGTTCCCAATCCAAGATAACTCATTTTCCAGTGAAGGGTAAAAATCTCGAAGTCCATCTTAAGAATTCCCAATATTCGGAATTTGATTATGATTACGCTACTGATCTAAAGTCCGAATATCCAAGTGTATGGAATAAGGGAGGAAATCTTCATGACCATTTTTCAATGTGGTCTAAGGCACATTCTGGTGATAGTTCTCCATCTACACAAGATTGGATTAGAGAACGTGAACAATGGGGAAAACGTCACAACCGAGATAAATCTATAGCCGGAGTTGTAGCACAGGTAAAGATGGGTATGGTTTCGGATCATGGAATTGAATATATGAAATCCGAAATTGAAAAAAGTAAATCAGCCCATGATAATTCTAATAGGGCTTATTTTGACGAAGGAGGTAATCCAATGCCGTATTCTAAACTAGGAGATATTAACCCAAGCCTT